TCTGCATTAACATGAGTACGAAGTTCTTCTTGTGTTTTTGACAGCCATTCCACGAGCATGTAGAGCTCGTTTACTTGTGGACTGACCATGGTGCCTTTGGGGACACCCTCAATAAAATCATTAGCAGCTTCCATGTCTTGTGCCATTAGCTGTTGATTTGTTTCGATTTTGTTAAGTCTTTCAATTACGCCGAAGTAGCTCATAGTTCCTATGGCAACGGCTGCGAGAATTGCCAAAAGGTTCTTGGCAGGCATGCTGATATTTGTGGCTTCCGATAATTTCATTACTTTTAAATATCTCCAGTAACTTTAACCATACTAGCTCCAGTTTTAGCAGCTACATCCATAGCTTTCTCTACTAGTTCTTGTTTCCTATCTTCTTCTTTATTTGTATGATCAGAAATAGTTTTAGCAGTTTCAAGATATCTATCATATTTTTCTAATTCCATTTCTTTATCATCATTTATAGCATTAACTACTACTTGTGCTTCTCTTATTTTTCTATCTTCATCAGCATTTTCATCTTTGATAATAGTTTGAGCTTCTTGTAGTGCCATTTTATCTTGATGTATTTTTATATCATTCATCATTTTTTTAGCACGTAATGCTAAATCTTTTTCTTGTAATTCAATTTGAGGATCTTTCTTTTCACCAGCCATAATTTTAGCTTTCTCTTCATCAAGTTGTAATACTTTATCTGAAGCATTAGCAGCAGCCATAGCAATTCTATTTTCTAATTCAGGTGGAAGCTGTGGTGGGTTTGGTGGTTTAGGTTGTCCTGGTTGAGGCTGTGGTGGATTGGACATAATTATTTGTTGCAATTGTGGATCACCAACCATTTGTGCCATTTCTTGTCTATACTTCATAGATAAATGTTCTTGTATATGTGCCATTAAAATTTGTTGCATTTGTCTATTTTCTGCATATGCAGGATTTTGTAACATGGTTCCATGTACAATTATATGAGCATCATGATTTTGTTCAATGCTAGCTTTTAAAGGTGCCCCTTTCATAGCTGCCATATTTTCAGTAATCGGATCACCAGTAAATGGTGGACGTGATTGAGCTAAATATCTTTTAGGATCTTCAACTCCCATTGCTTGGAATAACTCTTGACTAATTAATGCCATATTATATTGTTGAGGATTTTGTTGTGCAATAGACATTATTGCATTTATCTTAGCAATCCTATGTGCTTCAGTAGGCATATTAGGATCTGATACAGGAATAACATCAATATTTTTTAAATTAAAATCTTGACTAAATACTTGTTGAGCGCCGCCTGATACTTGATAAGGATAAACAGATGGTAAATATTCTTGGTCTAATCTTGCTAATATTCTTAAATCTTTTGTTTGTGATTCGTGCATTCTTTTATGAACTGCTGCAAATAGTTTACTAGATTGTTCTAGTAGTGCCATAGTTGTACCAACTGGCCCGTAGTTACTTCCTGATTCAACTACATTATCTGTAGCATCAGCAAATTCTCGTGCGGCATTAGTTACATATTGCATTAGATTCATTAATGTACTTGATGGTTCTTTAAACGGTAAAGGCTGTAAAGACTTTCCAAGATCACCAGCTGGACTATTTACTTCACGCCATTCACCAGGAGCAATAGGCTCATCGGGTGCTAAGACACGTAATCCGTGTGCTTTAAAGCCACCTGGTAAGTTAGCAAATGTTCCAGCATCTATAAGCTGGCGCATTGAAGAAGTGGCAGTCTTTGTTAGACCACCTATCAAATGTAAATAACCATAACCATAAAAACCTAAACCAGGTATCATAGTGTAATGTGTAAAATATAATTTTTTCTTTTTAAATGGATCGTCTATATCCCAGTTTCTTCTAATAGATAAAACTTTTTGATCCGCTGTCATGTAAACAATATAAGGAAGTTTAACTCCATCAGGATCTTCAAATCCTGGGATATCTGCATCAACATGCATTTCTAAAATTTCTACTCGATCTGTGTTAGATGGTTTACTTAAACCAACAACTTCATTTTCTGCATCTTGTGCAGCTGAGTCGGAAACATTAGTGTCTTCAATATAATCAACTTCTGCAAATAATCCTGCAAGTTGTAATTTTCTAATTTGATTTTGTGATAAAGTATAACGATGTGTATAGCGTTCTGCTGTTTCTAAGTTAGAAGCATAATAATCTATATAAAAATCTTGAGCTTTAATATATTCAGTACGAGGTCTATTTAAAGGTGCATCCCAATATGTTTTTTTAAATGAAGAACCATATAATGCTACATGAAATAACAAACGATCTAATTCAGGCCCATACTCTGGCATTTGAGTTTGAGTTTGCCAATTCATAAAATCTCTAACACGATTAGCTTGTGCTAATTTTTGTTCTGTTTGTACTCCCATAATACGAGTACGTACAGGCCCTTCGGTTGGAAATAATTCTTTAAATGCTTTAGCTTGAAATTTTACAACTGATTGTGCAAGGATAGGATGTGTTGAACCACATGCTCCAGGAAAAGGTTGATTACCTTCATCATAAGATAATCCTAATAAATTTACACCATCTTCTGCAATATCATCATAGTCTCCTCTGGATTCTTTATCAATTTGATAGCCTGCATACAAGTCATTTGCAACTTCAGAAATATCTTGTTCTTCCATCAACTCAACTAAATTAGCATCATGATCTGATGACATTTGCATAGGTTCATCCATTAAACCCATAGCTTCTGCTTCAGCTAATACTTGATCGTCTTGTAGTGTTATTTCTGCATTACCTGCTTCATCTAATTTTATATCTTCATCAGTTGGTATTGTGATTGAAGGTGTCTCCAAGTCTGGAGTAATAACTTTTTCAATAGCCATATCTTTCCTTATTGTCTCCTATTAATAGTACGATCTTTTTTCTCTATTATAAATACTTTCTGTGGCTTTGTCAAGCCAAGTATCATCCCCATGAGTAATGTATCCACCATTACGAACCCATAATAAAGCTTGAGTTAGAGTATCTATATAGTCATCATGTGCCCCTGCGGGAAAAGTACGAGCTTCTTCCATAACTTCTCGTGCCCATTCTTTCTTAAAGGGGGCATAGATTCTGCCGTTATGAAATAATGAAGTGATAGCATATGCTCTAGCCACTTTATCTCGATCAGGTTGGTAGTCAACTATAGGAATACCAGTCATACGCAAGTCTTGTATTAAAGATTGACCTGATGCTTTCTTCTCGATTAGAATAGTATCTGGATTATGATCATTAAATTTTTCAACTACCTTTTCTCTTAAGGTAGGAAAGTCCCATCGTCCTCTTTCAGCTCCTAATAGTACTAAATTAGGCATATCTAAACCTGAATTAAAGATACCCCATGTAGTTACTGCAGAATAATCTGCGGTAGTACGTGTAGAAAACGCAGTATCCCACGATTGTATAATATATTCGCACTCTGGTGGGGTAGTATTGTTCCAATCTTGCCACCATTTCTCTTTAATGATACCCCCTTCTTCACTTGTAGGAGCTTGATTGTACAATGCATCAAATTTAAATGCAGGTGTGTTGTTTTTAGTACGAATAAGCTCTTCAGTAGTCCAACAAAACCCTTCAACTCGATCAGATGCAGGCCAAAAAGACTGTCCTAGCTCTAATTTTGGGTATTCTTCAGTTAAATACCCCTGTTTTATTAGATCTTCCCTAGCTTTCTTTAATTTAGCAGTAGATTCTGTAGTATTTAGGGCAGGAATCCTGACAACAGACCACTTATCTGCCATAACTCCACTATCTTCGGCGCTTAAAAGATGACCTGCTAAGTCATTTTCATGCCATCTAGTCATAACTAGTACAATTTTACCACCAGGCATAAGCCTTGTACGTAATCCTGAAGCGTACCAGTTATTCAAATGTTCTCTTCGAGTCTTTGAATAAGCATCTTGCTCAGATATAGGGTCATCAATGATTGCTAAGTGAGCACCAAAACCAGCGATACCTGATCCAGAACCTGCTGCGAGAAATGAGCCAGCTTGATTCTTGTTATGTTCTAGTGCCCAACTATTTGCCGAGCGATTATCTTTACGAATATTTATTTTAGGGAATATAGTTTGATAAGCAGGAGAATTAATTATATCTCTAATTGATCTACCAAATCTAGTTGCTAAATCATCACTATGTGATACAGCAATCTCTTGCCAATATGGGTTACGCCCTAAAGCCCATGCAGGAAAGTATGTAGAAGTAATTAAAGATTTAGAAGAACGTGGTGAAATAAATACCATAAGACGATCTATTTCATTTTTTTCTAATTTCATCAATTCATCACAGAGTAATCTATGATGTGGGCCTACACTAAAGCTTGGATTCATTAACATAATAAATGCAAGCAAATCATCACGTGCTGTTATTACAGCTAAACGAGTGGCCGCATCTCTATCCTCTTTGGACAATATATGCATGGTGCCCCCATAAAGCTAAATACTTCCACAAATCCTCTATCGGTTTTGATGGATCGTATAAATCCAAATCTGGTTGTAGTAATTTACCTTTCATAATCTCTCCTTTTTTTAACAGGCTTTCCTGTCTTGGGGTCACAGCCCAAGGTTTTCCAAAACTCATCAAGAGGATTGGGTTCTTTATTTTTAGGGGGAGGGGGTTTTTGTTTTTTCAAATAAAATTAATTATTAATCGCCAGAGTAATTAGCACCAGATCTTTTTACACTTGTTGCTTTGTGTATTAATGAACCTGGTCTACCTTTTGGCCCAGATTTTTGTCTTGTTTTTTTAATATCATATCCCATTTTTTTTATAGTCCAAGGTACAGTTGTTGGCACATTGCCTTCTTTATATGCCTTTTTAAAACTCTTTACGACTCCTTTTGCTCCTTTAACAAACTTTGTATCTTTGGGTGTATTTATTTGTCTTTTTCTTTTTAATTTACGTACCTCTACTGGTATAGGTTCTTTTCCTTTTCGCACTTTACTTGCTGCTGAGTCTACCATATTTTTACTCCTATTAATATAATGGCAACAATTACAACAATATCAAATACTGTTTGTAATTTCCATTTTTGTCTATTTTTTAAAAATTGTTTTTTCTTCATTATTCTTTATAATCACCTGAACCAGAATAACCAGCACCAGATTTTTTTAGTAAATCAACAAGCTTCTTTGCTCCACCAGCGATTCCACCTGCGGGTATCATCTTATTTAAAAAATAGTCTTTTGGATCTCCTCTTCTTCTTTCCATCCAATTAGACGGCGGTTTTGTTTTAGGTCGATTAGGAGTAGATTTCCATTTAGATTTATTTTTTAATTCTTCTTGTTTCCTTTTACTAGCGGATTCTCTTTGAACATCGCCTGGATTTTTTTTCGGTCTTCCAATTTTAGATCCGTATGTGCCTTTACCTTCTGGCATAATTATATCCCTATCTTCTTTTGTTGTTGAGTTTTGCCGTCTTGTTCCTTTGGCATATGTGATCTACTTTCACCAATTTTAGAACTAACATCCTCGCCATATTTTTTTCTTTTGGCATAAAGAGTTTTTCCTGCCTGTGTACTGTGTGCATCACCAGCAGTCATACCTTTGCCCCCGCCTGATTTTCTTACAGCAGGGCCTTTATGTGGGCTCTTTGATTTTTTCTTTTTTGGTTCGTCTACTACTACTAGTGGCATAGTTTTCTCCTTTAAATATTAATTATTTATAAGACATTCGCATATATGCATCTTTGGGCAACTTCTTATTTTTTTCTCTTAAAGTTTTCATCAAAGACTTATTGCCATACATTGCTTTTGCTTCTTTTTTAGATTCTGTTAAAACATTTACTCCAGGAACTTTGAAAAGTTTCTGTCCTGCTTCACCTCTAAATGGTGAACTAATTGTTCTTTTTTTGTTTTGTTTTGGGCCTGGTGTTGCCATAATATTATTTTCCTTTTACTAATTTTAATTTAGGCGCTGCTATTTTTTTTAAACGCTCAACATCACGTAAGATATCCTCGTCACTGTTTCCAGTAGCAAATGCATTTGTAATTTCCGTGATGTTCTTATCTGTCCATAAAGCCTGGTGTTTACCAAGGAGCTCAAGGGAACGGATGGCAGCATTATAATCGCCTTCTTGTTCTGTTCTTTCAGCAATACGTATAAGTCTGCGCAGAATATCATCCGCCTCAATTTTCGTACGCTTCATTGAGTCGGCTTTAAGTTCAGAAATTCGGGCCGCTATGCCTGCATGCCTCAAAAAAGTATAAGCATTCTTTTTTGCATGTTGAGGTAGATAGCCTGCACGAACTGCCGCTTGTACAGCATTGAGATCTTTAATGAATTCTTGACAGAAAAGTTCTTGTTTGCCAGTTAGCGGTTTATTAGTATCTGATTTCTTATCAGCCATATGTTAATTATACAATATTAAAGGTTGCAATGCAAGTGTTGTTGCTTTATAATATGATTGTATCACGCAATGTGATACGTCTCCTGTACGGGGGAGGATTATACAAGCACGATCACACACTCACACTCTCTCACAGTGCTTCCTCCCCCACTAGAAAGGGGGCACGCCCATCATTTTTAAAAAAAAGTTCAAATTTTGCTAAAATTTTTTGAGGTGGTATAGTATAGAGAGTACCAGCCTGAATTTTTGGGGTGGGGGGTTGCCGATCATACCCCTCCCCCGCAGAAAAACAGCCAGGGAATAGGTCAGTAGTTCTTACCTATATGCCCACTAGGTCACCCACCCCAAACCACCCCCACCAGAAGCCCTATGACTACTGAGATTATATACTAGTATATGCTAGTATGTGAGGGCATCTCCCCCCTCGCAACCCCTTGAAAACCTTATGGAACAAAGGGTGAACGAATTAAGGCAAAGCCTTGTAATATTTTGTAATATTTCTTGATTGGACATTTTTTTCGAATGAGCCTATACTCCACCCATATCCAAGCGATACCTAGTTGAGAATGATTCTCAATTAGAATTTTGAGAGAGGGTCAAACTATGACAATGAGATCAAGCCGAGTATGGAATACTGTCCAAGTGTTCAAAGATGCGGGAGATATCAAAGGGCTTCCAAACCATTTTGACAACGAATCTGGTGAGTGGATCAAGCTACCAACAGACAAAGCTAAAAGCCATTGGAGAAGCCAAAAAGATATGTACAAGGGCTGGGAATATGCCACCAACTATCAACGGGGGTTAATCAAAGCCTACGAAAAAGCGAGGGGCAAAAATCGTAAAATGTTAGCAACCGAGCTGAAAAAATATGGAATGGAGGTTTAGTATGGAGAATATGAAAATGCTTCAGCTTCTTATTACTGATGAATTCGATAGTTATGATTGCGATGAATTGCTATCTGATACTAACTACAACAATTCGCACTTAACCAACCAAGATGAAAGCGAGGACTAATATGAGAGCATTTTATAATGATCCGCTAGTGTTTAAACACTTTGAAACTTTAAGAAATTTACATTGGAATAGGCAACTATTAATCAAAGACCTAGATGAAGAAATTTTGAAAGACCATGGCTCGTTATGGATCAAGTTTTTTGAAACCAATTTTGCTACTCCAGAATTTCTAAGCAATCAATTAAAGGAATTTGTAGCTGATATAATCAAAGACCCTGATACAAAAATCAAAGCTAATAAATTAAATGAATGGGAGTATGTCTATGACTTCACCCCCAATTAAAAAAGTTCTTGACAATCTTGAAAAAATGATTATAAGAATTTATGAGAGTGATTACACATTACCCATAATTATTTTAACAATATTTATTATTGATTATTTCTCATCAATAATAACAATTATTTTTTAACAAAAAAAGGAAGGAAAAACTATGCAAAGTATAAGAGATCAACTTATTGAACAGGCAATTTCTAACTGTTCAAGGCTATCAAGAAATATTATCAGACCCATTGCTCAAAATATGAGTACGTCTGATATGAAAAAATATGTTCCAATATCTCAGCGAGATAATGAAAATCCGCTGGATAATTTCTGGAATGAATTGGGGGTAAAATAATGAGTAAATATAAAAATCCAATACCATACACAAAATCAGTTATTGATTTAATAAATAACAAAGAAACAAAACCAATAAATGACAAGAGCCTTGAATGGCTTTTGAAATATGAAAGTAGAAAAGAAATTAAATAGGAGTAAAATAATATGTTCGATCTTAACTACAAAAAAATACGAAAAGAGGCAACAAGTGCCATTATATCAAGTACGGATTACAGTCATATCCATGTTTTTATGACACATGGCAAATTTACAAAAGCTTTTTCTTTGCACCGACATTTTGAAGATAACGCTGATATCTATGAAATAGCGAATTTCATACGTGATGAACTATTTTATCGTATGAACTATGACACCGCCTCTTTCTTTATAGGTAATATCAATAGTATAACACTGAGAATAAAAAAGCTTTCACTTATGCAACGTGCATATATGCAAAATCCTCACATAGAAAAACAATATTTAGCTACTACAAGATTAATAGATTTTCTAAATTGGATTATAGACTTTTATTATGAAGAAGAAACAACCTTATTCGATTTAATATGTTGCCAAGATTGTAATGAAACCTTTGAAGATCACAATATGAACATGGTTCATAATGATGGGTACGTTTGCGGGTGTTGTCTTGAAGAATATGATTATTCCGATGAAGCTGGAACATATTTACACCGAGAATCAGACGAGTGGTACGATTACAATAGATCAGATGAATGTGATAGTTCAGAATTTGATGGAGTATATCGTTATGATTATGACATCATGGAAGATTTAAACAAAATGAAAATGCCCAACGAGCCAATTATCAATTCTAAAACTTTAGTAAGCGGTCTAGAAATTGAAATGGAAGCTAGAAGTGATTGTCCTGAC